GTTCAACTTCTCTTGGTGGAATGTTTCCAACATCAATTTTAAAGATTCTTTTTTCTGGTGCTCTCATGATTCTATGTATTAACATAGCATCTTCCATCAAAGTCAATTGTTTGAATATCTTACGACCATTTTCTAACATAGAACGTCCGTAAGGTAGAAAATTAGTATCTGATAACATACGAAAATGAGCCATTTCATAATTCTCTACTATTTCTTTATTACCATCTTCTATTTCAAACTGAATTAATTGTGGATTAGCAGGATCGTGGTCTTCTAACCTTGTAATCTCATAAGCAGAAATAGGTTTTACATTTACTACTCCGTATTTATCAACAATATCTAATTGAAGATAAAAATCTCCATACTTAGTCATGTTACGCATCCAACTCCACAAGTTAAACTCGATATTCATAACATCATAAAACAAGTTATGTAAAATCTTTTGAACTTGAACATTCTCACTTTTAACTTTTAATGTTTCCCCTTCGATGTTATCAATAGTTGATTCATCAGAATAGATATCAAGAGCAGAAGCAATAATCGGGTCTTGATCCATTAACTCATAATCTCTAAACAAGTCTCTTTTTTGAATCTCATAAGCAGCTCTTCTGTTTTGAGCAGTTGCATATGGATTTGAGTAGTTGTTTTGCATCATCCGACTATATCGGTCAATAAAGTTTGTTGTTAAACTTGTTTGTGAGTAGTCTAAATCTTTTACTACCAATCGATTATCATCAGCTTTTCTGATGATAACATTAGATTGAAATAATCTACCAAGTCGTGTAAATAAATTGTCTGCCATGTTTTACCCCAATAGCCAAGATAAGTCTTCTTCTTCGCCGTTATTAAGTTTTATTTTATATGGATTATCTTTTGGAACATTGTTTGATGTCATTACTGCTGAGTTTCCATTTAAACTTCCAATAGAACTTACCAAACTACTTTGAAATTCGTTTCTTTCTGATTGAATACGAATCGCAGTATCCCTAATCCATAATAAAATAGAATAAGACATAACGAGGTCATCGTTATATCCATCTAATGCTTCAGTTTTACTATTCTTATATATAAATACAAAAAGTTCATCAATTAAACGAGTTGATTTTATCTTTACCATTTTTTCTCGTGTATATTCTTCCATTTTAGCAATAATTAATGGTTTAGACTTCATAGTTGTTGTGAAACCTGGTATTTTGTTTCTATCTATTTGTCTATATCTGTTTGTATGTTGAACATCTTCATCTACAATAAGGTGATTTTTTTCTTGATAAAAAAGATTTTCATATCCTCTATCAATAATTGTTTGTAATGTAGCCCAACCTATGTTATTGTTTTCAACAACAAGTAGGGCATCATTATATTTTGTAGCTAACTCAATTAAAAAGTTTCCAAACTCGGTTGTTCCTAACTGACCTTTGTATTCTGCTACTTGTTCCATCTCTTCTATATCAAATACTTGAGCAGTGCTGTAATCAGTTCCATCTCCTCGAGCAACATCAGCACTAACCAAGTATTTTTTAGCATAATCTGGATATCCCCATATCCATAAGTTTCTATCAAACCCACTTTTCTCTGCTGGTTCACAACACATATTATCTTTATACCAACCCAAGATGAGAGGATCAACAACTGAACGACCTGAACTAAGAAAGTCAGCATCACATTCTTGAGCAGCTTTACTTGGACCTAAATTCTTATCTTGTTCGTCTCTCCAATTTTGATCTCTATCAGGATGGTCTGTCCAATGAAGTTTGATTGTATTAAATTTATTTACACCATCTTTAGCATCCATCCAAGTTTTATGAAACCAATTACCAACACCATTAGGAGTTGATATACTGATACACCTACCACCAGTTGCTAATGTCTGTTGAGCGGCAGTCCATATCCTATCAATCTTATCAATGAAAGCAGCCTCATCAAGTATTAGTAGAGATAGAGCTTCAGAACGACCAGCAGATTCATTAGAAGCAATAGCTTTTATCTGACTTCCGTTTTTAAATATAAGTGAAAGTTTATTGTTTTCCACAATAGCAGTTTTTAACCAATTAGGTAAACCCTCATACATAATACGAACTTTTGTTACTAAGTTTTTTGCTGTATCTTTTGATGTAGCAATACATAGGATGTTTTTATCATTGTGAAATAACATCATCCATAAAGCATAAGCAGCACTTAGGGTTGATATACCTAACTGACGAGATTTTAGTACAACATTATAGTCGTGTTTCTCAAACTCATCTAATACATCATACTGATAAGGATATAGTTTAAACTTTATCTTACCTCGTTGTGGATGTTGGATAGTACAAAACTCATTGATAAAGTAACTAGGACTTTTAGCACACTTTACATAGTTTTGTTTTATCGCTTGTTTTAAGTTACTCATATTTTATTTAAACCTTGTTCGTGGTTTCCAATAGCAGTTGCTATCGTATCATCAAATGGACTATCTGATTTTTCTACACCATCCATTTCAGATTCATATTCAGAAAGAACAGCTTCCCATCTTTTTTCTTCTTGTTCTTTTACCCAATCTTTCCATTTAGTAGTTCCACTTCTTTTATCTTCTCTTTTTAATTTCATCTCAAAATCTATTTGACAATACTTACATTTTTTAAATCTATTATAAGTTTGTTGGTCAATAGTTTTAAGGATTAGTTTTTCACAATCATCACATTTGTCAAATCCTTTTGGTGGGATCTTGGTGATTTGTTGTCTTTTACCATCTACTTTGGTAAATTTTCTACCACTTGCTTCTTCCCAAATCTCACCTTCTTTTCTCATCTGAATAGTTTTTGGTGTGTATCCAATTCGTGGAGTTCCTCGTCCACCAACACCAGCTATTAATTTTTTTACTTTTTCTATATTCTTACCCATAACCTATTCTCCTAAAAAAACATCATTCCTGTTATTTGATTAACTGGAGCAAAAGCACCTGTAAACTTGTAGGTGTTTCCCTTGTACTTAAAAACTATACCTTCGGTTGGAACAATAGCATCAAATCCACCGATAGCATTTAATCTATCTAGTTGTATTTTTAGTCTATTTAGTTTCTTTATATCACCACCACTTCGTATAACTTTTATAGCCCCTTGTACTTTCTTTCTCATATTTTGAACTGATTTTGCTGGATTTACAGCCATCCAACCATCCATGTTTTTTAATATTGTAGCACCAACATCAAAAAATAATGTTTCAAATGGTTTCATATTTTCTTTAACCATTTTAGCATGGTCATTTTTATCAGTAGATAATACCCATTCTAAAAATTTAGGATATTCTTTTAATTGTTTTTTCATCTGAGGGATCTTGTATGATTTATCAAAGAAAGCCCATCTCTTTGTTAACTTAACTAGAACCTCATTTGTTATGTTTGGATAACCGGTTTGTTTAGCACCATTTAAAATCCACTCTTGCCAATACATTTGATGATACATAGATAGTGTATCGTTATCTTTTAAAGCATATTGCGATTGTAGTTTATTTAACCTACCTAAAAATTTACCCTTTAGTTTACCAAAGTCTTGATGCTTAGGCACATCCATAAAATGTGGTTTTTTAATCTTGTAATGTTTCTGTATGTTTTGATTAACTTGTTTTATCATACCAGCTAACATTCTAGCACTATCTTTTGCTTGTCCAATCACCCTTGCATTATCATCATATTCCATTGTTCCATGAAACATCAATTCTGTTATATCATAGTTAACAACATTCTCACTAGCAGGCCACATTACTTCTAAACTCATCCATTTAGAACCTTCACCGAATATTTTGTTTTGTTGCTTATCACTCAAAGCACCTATTGCTTTATTTAAATCTCTCACTGCATAAACAAAAGCATTTCTAATCTCACCTCTTCCTTTAAATTTACTTTCCACATCTTTTATACTTAAAGCCGTTTCACCTTTGTTTTTTATATGTCCTTTATTACGAGCAGAAATTAACTTACCATCTTTCCAACTTATCATTAAGTTTTGACCATCTGTTTTTTCCGTGACATTATCCTCACGATTTAACTGACCACCCAATCCTAACTCTATGATATTTTTTAAATCTTTAAATGTTAGGTCTTTGTCATCAAATGGATGACTCATGTGTCCGTAGGCTCCGCCCATTAATAATAACTCCTTTCCGTTTTTTTCTAAATTACTTGTAAGTGAATAAACTTCTTTTACTATATCATATTCATCGTGTTGTTCATTTCCTCTATTAGCATCCACTTCATCTGGCTCTTCTTTTTTTAATTGGTCTAATGTATTTTTACTATGTTTAAGAACTGACTTTCTTGATTTTTTAAGTTTGTCTGTATATTCATAATCTTGATTTTTTAAAATCATATCAATGTGGTCTAACCAATGATTCCACATTTCACTTCCAACTAAATCTAAATCATTAGCAGCACTTGGAGAAGCTGCTCCAGCAGGTCCGTATGATACTGAACCTATTGGACCATTTGGATATTTTGGGATATCAAACTCTTGACTATAATAGTTTTCATCATCAATTAAATTCTTAGCAATCTCCCAACCCAATCTACCAGCTTCCTTCTCACCCCTAAGTAAGTAAGATTTTAAACTTGATATGAAACCAGGACCATCATCTACCCCATCTGATTGAGTGCTTGTACTTTCAAATAAACCACGATAAACCTCATATAGTTTTTTAAACTTATTGGTCATCATATTATACACACCTTTGTCGTAATATCCAAATGTTTTTTTAAAAAACTTTACTTTTTCTTTATCATCTACTTTTGGATTACCTAACATATCTCGTGTTTTAGTTCCACTTATGTTTCCGACTTGAGGAGCAGTTATAATGTATCCGTGTTCTTCAAACCCTTTCATATCTTTAGTATAAGGTTTAAAATATTTACCACCTAACCTACCAGCATCCTTTCCACCAACAACATAAACTACTGCTGTAGTTTTAGGATCAAATTTGTTTAATAAGTTTTTTGCTACATATGGTGACTTTTCCATAATGATACGATTTTTTGGAATACCAACCTTTACCATATGTCTAACTTTTTCTTTAAAGTTCATAGGATGACGAGGTGGTTTTTTTATATCGGATGTGGTTATGTAAGCTTCATCAACTTGTGTCTTTAACCACTTGTATGTAGCAAGATGACCTGAATGAAATGGTTGAAATCTTCCACCAAATACACCAACAACTTTCTTAATGTTTTTTTCTTCTTTCAAATTAGATGCACTATCCCCATTATCAACATTAGAATATACAACACTTTCACTATGTAAGTCAAGCGTTTTATTTATTTCTTTTATTCCTCTACCACCCCTATCAAATTTAGTAAATTTTTGTAGCTTACCAAAATGTTTTTCTTTACTCATCTTATCTTGTTTAGTCCATTTCATCTTATCAAAGACTTTCATTCTCATATGTTGTCTAACTATAT